AAATCTGGCTTTCGATGGCGCGTGACATCCTTGTTGAGCCTGGCCGCAAGATGAAGGCCGTGGGCGTGGGCGGTGAGTTATCCGGCATCGAAATGGGCAAGCCAATCCTGAACGTCGAAACTGGCGAAGTGGAATATGAGAACGACCTGAGCAACGCCAAGTTCGACGTGGCTGTTGATGTCGGTCCGGCCAGCGCCACCAAGCGCAGCGCCACGGTTCGCGCGCTGTTGGGCATGATCCAGCTTGCGCCCGATCCCGAGACGCAGCAGGTGCTGACATCGATGGCCATGATGAACATGGACGGCGAGGGCATCGGCGAGGTGCGCGCCTACTTCCGCGACAAGCTGATTAAAATGGGTGTCATCCAGCCGACCGAGCAGGAAGGCGAGAAGCTGATGGCCGAAATGCAGGCCGCGCAGCAGCCTGACCCGCAGGCGCAGTACCTGCAGGCCGCCGCGATGGAAGCGCAGGCGAAGGCCGGCCAGGCTCAGGCCAACACAGAATACACCTTGGCGCGTGCGGAAGAAACTCGCGCCAAGACCGTCGAGGTGCTTGCTGGCATTCAGCAGAAAGAGCGCACCAACGTAGTAAACACGGCGAAGGCTCTGCAAGAAGCCGTCGCCCCCGGAATGCGGCAACCACCCAGCCGCACAATGTAATGGGTGAGAAAATCGCGAGGATCGCATGACTGAATTGGCAGAACAGATCGAAGAGGACTTTGAAGTCGAGGCTGAAGAAACCGAAGTTGACGAGGCCGAGATGGCCGAAGGCGCTGAGGAAGAAGCTGAAGACGAAGAAGTTGTGATTTCGATTGACGGGGAAGCGCCAGCCCCGGAGGAAGATGAGGAAGCCCGAGCCCCTGATTGGGTCCGGGATCTTCGCAAGCAGTATCGTGAAGAGAAACGTCGTGCCAAGGAACTGGAACAGCGTCTAGCGCAGGTCGAACAGCGGAACACACCTGGGGTCGCGCCCCTTGGACCAAAGCCAACGCTTGAGAAAGCCGATTACGACACCGATCGATATGAGAAGGATCTGACTGCGTGGTATGAGAAGAAGCGCCAGCATGACGAGCGCGAGGCTGCCGTAAAGTCTGAACACCAAGCTGTTCAGAAAGAATGGGAGCGCAAGCTGGAAAGCTATCAGGGGGCGAAAGCTGGCCTGAAGGTGCGTGACTTTGAATTTGCCGAGGATGTCGTTCAGGACAATCTCAGCGTCATGCAGCAGGGCATGATTGTGCAAGGTGCCGACAACCCGGCCCTGGTCGTTTATGCTCTGGGCAAGAACCCGAAAAAGGCGAAGGAAATCGCTTCCATCACAGATCCCGTGAAGTTCGCTTTTGCGGTTGCGAAATTGGAGACGCAGTTGAAAATCTCGAACCGTAAGGCTCAAGTGTCACCCGAGCGCAAGATCAGCGGCACTGCCCGCCCGTCTGGCGCGGTTGACAGCACCCTAGACCGCCTGCGGTCGGAAGCTGAAAAGACTGGCGACTATTCTAAGGTTTTCCAGTATAAGAAGCAGAAGGCCAAGGGCTAACCCCCACATAAAGGACCACTGAAAATGGCTAACGCTTTTTCAAAAGAAGAACGAGTTGCCTTTGAGAACATTCTTGAAGGCTTCAATGACGCTCTTGTCATGTCGCGCAACGTGTCGGTTTACAACACCGAAGGCTCGATGATGGAGCGTACCAACGACGTGATTTGGCGTCCGCAGCCCTACATCGCAACCTCGATCAACGGCGCGCCTGGCACTGACATCTCGTCGCAGTTCATTGACTTCACGCAGTTGTCCGTTCCGGCAACCCTTGGCTTCAGCAAAACTGTCCCGTTTGCGCTGAACGCCAAAGAGCTGCGCGATCAACTGCAAGAAGGCCGCCTCGGTGATGCCGCCAAGCAGAAGTTGGCTTCGGACATCAACGTCGCCATCATGAACGTGGCAGCGGCTCAATCGACCGTTGTTGTTGCTCGCTCCAACGCAGCAGGCGGTTATTCCGATGTTGCTGAGTGCGACGCAGCTTTCAACGAGCTGGGCGTGCAGATGTTCGACCGTTATCTGGCGCTTTCGTCGCGCTCGTATAACGGCATGGCATCGGATCTGGCCAACCGTCAGACCATGACGGGCAAGCCCGTGACCGCCTATGAGCGTTCGTATGTCGGTGAAGTTGCTGGCTTCGGAACCTATAAGATGGACTATGCGAACCGCATCGTGGGCAACGCGACCCTGGTCGGTGACATCACCATCAACGGTGCGAACCAGTATTACACCCCGCGCGCGACTTCGACCGCGGTGACTGGCGAAACCGCAAACGTCGACAACCGCTTCCAGTCGCTGAACGTGACTTTGGCGGCTGGTGCTGTTCTGCGCGTTGGCGATGCGTTCACTCTGGCGGGTGTCAACTCGGTGCATCACATCACCAAGGGCGACACTGGCCAGAAGAAGACCTTCCGCGTGATCTCGATCACTTCGGGCGGCGGCACCGCTGGCAACAACACCATCGTCATTTCCCCGCCGATCATCTCGGCTCAGGGCGCTACCGATGCTGAAGACCAGTATAAGAACGTCACGGCCACCCCGGCCAACGGCGCGGTTGCTACCATCCTGAACGTCGACAATGCCGACATCAACGTGTTCTGGCAGAAAGACGCTCTGGAAATCCTGCCGGGTCGTTATGCTGTTCCCGCCAATGCTGGCGTTGACATCATGCGCGGCACCACCGATCAGGGTCTGGAATTGGTGATGCAGAAATTCTACGACATCAACACCGCCGTCACGAAGTATCGCGTTGATACCTTCTTCGGCGTTGTGAACAAGCAGCCTGAAATGTCGGGCATCATGCTGTTCAATCAGGTTCCCTGATCTGATAGTATGGGGGCGGGGAAACTCGCCCCCTTTCACCTTTGACAATGGGATAGCGCCATGCCGCTGACAAAAGGTTACAGCCGCAAGTCCATCGGCAAGAACATTGCGATGGAAAAAAAATCCGGCAAGCCGCGCAAGCAGGCCATTGCCATTGCGCTGAACACAGCACGCACCGCTGCCATGAAAGCAGGTAAGCCGTCGAAGGCACCGAAAGGCAAAAGCAAATGACGACGATGCTTTATAAGTCTCCCGGCCAGTTCAAACGCAGCGCAGACGAGACGTTTGATCTGCGCATCGTTACCGATGAAGAACTTGAGGCGGCAATCAAGGATGGATGGCACTATACCGTGCGCGATGCTCTGACGGCCGCTGGTGGCGTGTCTCATCATTCCGAACATGATGCCGAGGCCAAACCAAAGCGTGGCCGTGGGCGCAAATCTGAGGCTCTGTGATGGCATACACCAAGCGCGACATCGTCAACCGGGCATTCGAGGAGATCGGCCTTGCGGCCTATGTCTACGATCTGGCCCCGCAGCAGCTTGAGGGCGCCTTGCAGCGTCTTGATGCGATGATGGCAACGTGGAACGGCAAGGGCATTCGCCTGCGCTATCCTCTGCCATCCTCGACGGCTGCCAGCGATCTGAACCAAGACATCGGCGTTCCAGATGACGCGCTTGAAGCCATGCACCTCAATCTGGCGGTTCGCATCGCGCCGGGATATGGTAAGACCGTATCGCCCGACACGAAGGCCAACGCGCAGCTTGCCTACAAGGCGCTGTTGTCTCGCTCGACCTTCCCGGTCGAAATGCAGCTTGGCAATATGACGATCCCGAGCGGCCAGGGCAACAAGGGCTGGCGCTATTACAACGACGCGTTCCTGCGTCAACCGATTGACCCGCTGACGGTTGGCCCGGACAGCGCATTGACATGGGAATGACGCGATGACCAACATCAACCAGCTTTCTTCGCTCGACACGATCCAGCTTGGCGATCTCCTCGCCGTATGGTCCACGAATAACGGCGACACGCGCAAGGCATCGATGAGCCTGCTGCTGTCGTTCATGCAGGCCAATCTGACGCTGCCGGGATCGCTGACGACGCAGTACGCGGCCCCCAGCGCCACCGGGTTCTCGGTCACTGTCGCTCTGGGCGACACCTGGCTGCTGCTGACGCCAACAGGCACCTTCGCAGCTGGCACCATCGTGCTGCCGACATCCGCTGCCGACAAGTCAGAGGTGAGCGTCAACTGCACGCAGATCGTCAGCGCGCTGACTGTCTCGGCTGGCGGCACCACCGTCACCGGCGCGCCGACAACCTTGGCCGCTGCCAACGGCTTCTTCACCATGCGCTTCGATGCGGCAACCAACGCCTGGTACCGGGTGGCTTAATGCAAATTCCTCTGCTGAGCGGGATCTTCACGGACAGCACGCCCGACTTTCGGACGGGCTATCCTGTCAACCTTGTGCCCGTTCCGAAATCAACGGGCATCTCGGAGGGCTATCTCCGCCCGGCTGATGGTATAGTGAAGACTGGTGATGGGCCTGGCTCAAACCGAGGCGGCATCAACTGGAACGGTGTGCTTTACCGCGTCATGGGAACCAGCTTGGTAACTGTTGCGCAGAACGGAACCGTGACGGTCATCGGTGACGTTGGCAGCGGCGGACGCGTGACGTTTACCTATAGCTTTGACTATCTGGCAGTCACATCTGGTGGGCGGCTTTATCTCTATGACGGCACGACGCTTTCGCAAGTGACTGACCCAGATCTTGGAACGGCTTTAACGGTTGTTTGGGTTGACGGCTACTTCATGACAACCGACGGCGAATTCTTGGTCATCACTGATTTGAATGATCCGTTTGCCGTTGATCCTCTGAAGTATGGATCTTCGGAAGCTGACCCTGATCCGATTGAGGCGCTGTTAAAGCTGCGCAATGAGATTTACGCGCTGAACCGATACACCATCGAGGTGTTCGATAATACTGGTTCGGCAGGTTTTCCATTTCAGCGCATCCCCGGCGCGCAGATGCAAAAGGGAACACTTGGCACATACACCTGCTGCGTGTTCGGTGAGGCGATCGCCTTCATGGGAAGCGGCACTAACGAGAATATCTCAATCTACATCGGAGCCAATGGCACGACGACCAAGATCGCCACGCGCGAGATTGAGGAAATCCTTGCTGGCTACACCGAGGCACAACTTGCATCGTCGTTTATGCAGGAGCGCACCGAGGGCGCGCATCAGTTTCTTGAAATCCACCTGCCGGATCAGACCATCGTATTTGACGCCGCAGGAACGCAGGATGTCGGCCAGCCTGTTTGGTTCTTCCTGCGCACGTCACTGGTCGGTCTCGGTCGGTGGGCTGTTTGCGATGCTGTCTGGGCCTATGATCGCTGGAACGTCTGCAAGCCTGCTGACACTGACGTTGGCTATCTGGACAAGAGCATTGCCACGCACTGGGGCGAGACAATTGGCTGGGAGTTTGGCACGGCCATCGTTTACAACGAAGGGCGCGGGGCGATATTCCATGAAATGGAATTGGTCAGCCTGACTGGCCGCGTGCAGCCCGGAGCCGATCCTACTGTCTGGACATCGTATTCACTGGACGGGCTGACCTACAGCGTGGAGAAGCCGGCGCGCGTGGGCAAGCTGGGCGAATACAACAAGCGGGTGGTCTGGCTTCAGCAGGGTTCCATGCGCAACTGGCGTTTGCAGAAGTTTCGCGGCACCAGCGATGCGCAGCTTGCAATGGCACGGCTGGAGGCGCGGGTTGAACCGCTGGCATTCTGATGGCTGATCCAACTCCGCTAAACCGCAACCAGATCGCCGCCTTTGTCGGCAATGACCCAGACGCCATCCGCGCCATTGAGCGGTTGTTTAAGGTGGCAGGTCAGTTGACGCCAGCCGAAATTGCCACGCTGACACAGTTGATTCTTGACAACGCGCAAGCCACTGGCGCGGCGGACAACAAGGCCGAGGTGGCTTTGGCCGACGCTATCGACGCCAAACGGCTGGCCGATCTATTATCCTTGGCCCCGTCCGCCGCATCGCAAGAGCAGATTGATAATTTGCAGCAACAGATTTCCGCGTTGCAACAAATGCCACCGCCCAAAGAGTTTAGAACGCCACGCTATGGGTCGTTCTATGACACCACCACACAAACGGCTGCTGCGATCAATACCGCATATGCCATGACGTTCAACACGACAGATCTGTCTCAGGGCGTGTATCTTGGGACGCCCACGTCGCGCGTTTATGTTGATCGATCGAATGTATACAATCTCCAATTCTCGGCTCAGTTGGACAAGACGGCTGGCGGCGTTGGAATAGTCTGGATTTGGCTACGTAAGAACGGAGTAGATGTTCCAGACAGCTCTGGGCAGATCCGAATTCAGGGGAATAACGCTGAATCCATTGCCGGATGGAATTACGTCATTCAACTGAATGATGGAGATTACATCGAATTGATGTGGGAGGTAGATGACATTTCTGTCATTATGCTGGCCGAGGCTGCATCAGCCGTCCATCCATCTGTGCCATCAATCATCCTGACGGTAACCGATAACGTAAGCTCTCTGGAGGTCTAACATGGCTGTTTCCACTAAGGTTCTGATCCCGGCTAAGACAGCCGAAGTTGCTCAGACATCACAATACACGGCAAACGGCGTTACAGCGATTATCGACAAATTCACCGCCACGAATTACGACACGGTGGCGCGCACGATCAGCGTCAACCTTGTGGCATCTGCTGGATCTGCTGGTAATGACAACCTGATCGTAAAGACGAAAACGCTTCAGCCGTCCGAGACCTACACCTTCCCTGAACTGGTCGGGCAGGTGATTGCGCCGGGCGGGTTCATCTCCACGATTTCCAGCACTGGCACCTCCATAAACATCCGCGCTTCAGGTCGGGAGATCGCATAATGGACGAAATGATGATTGAGTTTGGCCTGCCAAAAAAGAAGATTGTCAGCGCTGCTGAAAATCGCAAAAACCGCCAGCGCGTCATTGATGAGTGGCAGCTTGGACCTGAAAAGGCATCAGTCGACCCGAAGGCCAATAAGGAATATTGGGCATCGGTCGGTAAGGCTTGGGGCATGGACGAAAAGGAAGCCCGTCGTCGCCTGTGCGCGAATTGCGAATACTTCAAAAACGATCCGATGATGCAGGCCATGATGGAAAACATTCCTTTGGATAAGTTCGACATGGATGGTGGCGGTCGCGGCTATTGCGAGAAATTTGATTTCGTTTGCCACAACCTGCGCACCTGTCAGGCATGGGAAGAAGATGACTGAGGGCTTGGCAAAATGAAGGATTTGCGCGATACTGCCGACGCTGAGACCAACGGCATCCAGCAGCCATGTTCCGCAGAGGGCGAGTTGGTGCAGGTCAATAACGACATCGCGGTTGCGACATCACTCGATCAGATCGAGGCAATGATGCTTGCCGCGCCGCAGGTTGATTGCCCGGTCTCTCACCACTTCGGACACGGCATTTATATGCGCGAGGCCTTCTTGCCTGCTGGCACTTACATCATGGGACACGCTCACAAGCATGAACACATGAACATCATGCTAAAGGGCAAGATGGCGGTGATCGTCAATGGTGAAGCCAAGGTGATTGAAGGTCCATATATCTTCACCGGGCAGCCTGGTCGGAAGTTTGCCTATATCATTGAGGACACCGTATTCGTAAACGCTTATGCTACTGAGGAAACCGACGTGGATAAGCTGGAAGAAATGTTCGTGGACAAGAGCGATGCGTGGAAAAGCGCGCAGGACGCGGCGCTGAACATGCAGGCCATCGACGCTGCGGTTCACAAATATCTCGGGGGATCTTTCCAATGAGTTGGATTGCGGCAGCAGTTATTGGCGGGTCAGTTGTCAGCGGCGTTGTGCAGTCAAAGGCTGCAAAGACGGCTGCGACAGCGCAAACGCAAGCGGCAGACAAGGGTATTGAAGAGCAGCGCCGTCAGTTCGACGCCATGCAGGCTTTGCTTAAACCTTACATTGAGACAGGCACGACCGCGCTTTCGCGCCAGGCCGCATTGATGGGCCTTGGCGGTGAAGAAGCCCAACGCTCGGCGATCACCGCCATTGAGCGAGGCCCAGAATTTGCCGCAATGACCCGTCAGGGTGAGGAAGCTATCCTGCAAAATGCGGCTGCCACTGGCGGCCTTCGTGGCGGCAATGTGCAAACTGCTCTAGCGCAGTTCCGTCCGCAGATCCTGTCTGGTCTGATTGAGCAGCAGTATAGCCGTCTGGGCGGGCTTGCGACGGCGGGGCAGAATGCAGCGGCTGGCGTTGGCACAGCAGGCATGCAGACTGGTGCGAACATTTCCAACCTGTATGGCCAGGTCGGCGCAGCGCAGGCTGGATCGGCTTTGGCCAGGGGCCAAGCGTGGGGCAATGTGCTTGGAGATGTCGGAACCCTTGTTGGGCGTGGCGCGGCATATCAGGGATATACGCCTAAAGGCGCAACGGCCCCGCTGACATTCGGTCAGGGCATGTTCTACAGCGGAGGCCCGTTCTAATGGAACCGATCAACTACATTCTTGACGTGAAAAGCCCGATTGAGCAGGCGCTGATGGGCTATGGCTTGGGTCGCCAAGACATTGAGCAGACGCAAGTGATGCAAGAGCGTGAGCAGATGATGGGCTTGCGTGCTTCGCAAGAAGCCCGTGCGGCGGCTCAGGAAGAAGAACGGCGCGCGGCGGCGGCATCTGAGCGTGCAAGGGCAGAGGCCATGCAGACCCAGATGATGCAGCTTCGCGATATGGCCCTGAATGGCACGTTGACCACAGACGCGATTAATCAGGTTCGGCTGGCAAATGCCGGGACGTTTGAGGAACTGGGCACCGCGTTTGGTGCGATTGAAGAGTCGAAGAAGCAGCCGCAAATTCAGTTCACCATAGAGACACTAATCCCGTCTCTGATGGGGAACAAGGATGCGGCCTTGTCACTTTTTGATGAGCGCATTGCCGCTGCCCAGAACGCAGGCACGCCGGAGGCTATGGCCGAGGCTCAAGCGTTGACTGCTGCGCGGTCAATTGTTGAGGCTGATCCTGCAAGCTATGGAACGGCTGCATTGACCAGGCTAGTGGCCACCGGCGAAATCACTACCGAGCAAGCCGAGATGATCTTGAAGACGGCTGGACAGGGGCAAGCAGCGCCAGAAGGCGCATCGCCTGTCGGCAAGATCGCGCAAGACGTTAATGCTGGCCTGATACCGCAATCTGTTCTGGATGCGGAAATTCGCGTGGCAGAAAACGCAGGTGAAGAGGGCCTTACTCTCCAACAACGTATTGCTGAAGAAGCGCGCCTGCGTGGAGAATATGCGAAGCGCACGGAAGATCTATCTGCGGCTGAGCGCAACTTCTCAATCATCCAAACGTCGGCAGCAGATGACAGCGGCGCAGGCGACATCGCTCTTGTCACGTCGTTCATGAAGATGCTGGACCCCGGCTCGGTGGTGCGTGAAACCGAATTTGCGACCGCCGCAAATGCTGGTGGCCTGTTGGCACGCT